GTCGAGTTTACACTTAACGATCGATGAGGAGCCTGACAGCTTCCTCACAGCCCGCGTCCCGTTTACTGTACGGTCGGCAGTACTGATGCATGGGGAGAGCCTTAGTGCTCGAACCATCGTCAGCGGAGTCGAGAAATTTCTTTCTCGACGTGGTATCGCCCTTTCGGACGATGCCGCAAAGATGGTTGTAGCAATGGTTTGGACGTTTGCGTGCTGGAAGCCAAATTTCAATCATAAGGATTGGAATCGGTTCCTGTTCTCTCTTGAGAAAACAGTCCGGCGCGTGCAAGCGTGTTCCTCTGGTTTTGACCAACAATATGTGAAATATCATTTGTCGTGTTACTTGGTTAGGATATTCAAGGATGATACCTTTCCCAAGAAACCTGAGGTGGATCCTGGCCCTCTCTTTGTGGGGTGGTGTAGGCGATTTGTCAGCCGGATGATGGCTCGTCGGGACGTCTCCTTCTTCTGGTCTTTGTACCAGTCGAAGAGAGCATGGCCCCTCCTTCCCTCATCTTTCGCCGAATTGGCGGTCTTAGACCACCAGTCGGATTTGACAACCCCTGTACCGATTTCCCCTGAACTTTCAACGTTTATTGAACTCACCTCGCGGCAGGTTCTTCGTTCGATCTCCCTCACTCATGCTTCTCGCAAGGATGAGGGGCTCGTTTTTAACGAGGATGACCTCACGACCCCCTACCGTATAGGTGGTTCTCGGTTCATGCCGTCCATCTCGGCGTGTCTCCAGCGCTCTCGTAGGGCTGGCGGTGCGTTCGATTTGTTCGGGACGTGTCCCAAAGTTCAACTCTCTGGCGACCTTTCTGTCCAGAGGGTCAAAGGCGTAGTCGATCGGTGGAGAAGGGAAACTTTTGTTGAAGCCTGTTTGAGGTCTCAGTCTATCAGTTATACTGATGCTCCCAAGGTGGATCGCCGCTCAGCTGTTAAGGTTACTATTATACCTGAACCAGCTAAGTTCCGAATTATCACTAAGGGTGACGGTTACCTCTACACGGCTCTCCAACCACTTCAGGGTCTTCTTTTAGACGCCTGGAAAAGTTGCTTCGCCTCGACTATGACGGGTTCATTGATGGATAAGGTGAGAGCTCTCGACCTTGCGGTCGACGAGCCTTTGTGGTGTTCTGGAGATTATAAGGCAGCCACAGACAAACTGTCGGCTGATGCCTGCCGAGCAGCTCTTCGCTGTTTGGCTCGCACCGGACTTCCTATAATCGAATCGATGACACAGAACTTGGTTCTATACCCTCGTTCTTTACATCCTGATGGCGATACTTGGGAAGGGGAGGTTAAGACAACCATTCGGCAGACCAATGGTCAGCTGATGGGTCATCCCCTCTCTTTTCCTGTCCTTTGTATTGTCAATCTTGCTGTTTACCGCTTCTCGATCAAGAAGTGGGTGAAGCTCGACTCTTCGAGACGAGCCCGAGGTCGAATCATGTGGGACCATGTTCTCATTAATGGAGACGACATACTATTTAAGTGTGACCGTTCCTTTTTTGAGGTCTGGACCCAGGTGACTCGCTCCGTGGGGTTCGTTGTGTCAGTCGGGAAGAACTATCTTTCCCCTGACATGGCTTTGATTAATTCGAAGCTATTTCAACGAGTCGGAGGACTCATGACCGTCCGCGGTTATGTTAACTTAAAACTTCTCCTTGGATATTCGCTAAAGACCGGCGAATCTGAGGCATCCCCCTTCCAGATCGCGAGGGATCTGAATCAGGCTTTCTCCTGCTGTCCCCGGTTCGCTAGGGCCCTTCCCTCCGCTTTCGAGCGTTGGAATGGTGCCTGGCGTTCCTGGTTCAGACCAAACTGGTATCTTCCAATCCACCTTGGTGGCTTAGGTATTGATCCTGTCTGGGCTGAGAAGTTGTTTATCACGCGTTCTCAACGTCTGGCTGCTGCTATGTTGGTTGTAAAACCTGACATTGCTTTAACCAGAATCGATGGTAACATGCGTATGATGTCAACTGGACTTTTAGGAGTCAGACCCAAGATTCTCCCTCTCTGTGACGAGGGGCCGGTTGTGTCTTTGACCATTCAGGAACTGATTTCTGAAGATCTTCCCTACGATTCGGGTCTTTCCTGGATCGGGTGGTTCGCGTACGTAACTTCTGTCATGTACCGACCTCCTGAACCCTCGAAATTCCGTTTCGTTCCGTTTCCTCCTAAGGACCGTTTTCTGACTCCCATGTCAGATGCCGGGATCCTCCGATGGTGGCGGGTTCTTCTCCGCTTTCCGTTCCTTCCATCACCTCCTCCCTTCTCTCCGCTGAGGTATCCCTTACCTGCAGCACCATTACACCCTGATCCGGGGTGGTTGTACTCCCTCAAGCCTTCTTGGGCGGAGTTTTCCGGGGTTTCCGAACTCACCAGCCAAAACGGTGTCTCGTCCTTGCCAGCCGGGACTCAATAGTTCCGTGCTAAACAAAATGCCGAGAGACTGCACGGCTGGGGAAGGGTTTACCTTCTATTCGGAGATGTACAGTCCCTGATTTGACAGGTATCCCGCAACTCAAATAATGGCTTTATCCACTTTCCAAATGTCTCGAAATCTTTCGAGAGTCGTCTCCCCTTCGCAGCTAGTTCTCGCTGCTTCATCACTTCGTCCCGTCGCCCAGTTCATCTGGCAACACCGCGATCTCTTAGGAGAGGCGGTTACTGCTTCGAAGAACCTCGTTCGTTCCCTCGTACCTTCCACGAAGGCAAGAAAGGGAAAACCACGGCGAGGAGCCCCTATGGACTCTTCGTCTAGGTCCATGATTGACACGTCTATTGGTTTTTCCAATACTCCGATCATTCATAATCCCTCTTTCTCGCGTTTCTCGACCTCAGCAGGAGGTAACAACCTCTTGCTTTATGGTTCAGAACTTTTCGCGGTTTGTGCACGCTTGGGTACGGGCTCCGCTGGAAATGGTCTCCTTTTCTCAACTGACGCTGTATTGACGGGTAATCTCTACGTTCGGTCAAATTTTGCCCGATTGTTGAGTCCTGTCAATCTGATCCTGGATACGGTAGAGACAAACTACAATGTCGGACTCTATACCCGACTTGCATTTATGTCTTCCGTTTTCTCGAGATATCGCTTCCATCATGTCCACATCCGTTATGTTCCGACAAAGCAGGTCTCTGATACAAATCATGGATCCTTCTTTCTCGGATTCACCACAGACAGTTCATTTATGGACGGCGAAACTATCAATACATCTACTGGGCTGAACACTGCCCAGACCCAGACCTTTTCCACTCTTTCACCTTCTGTCGCCGCACCCTCCTGGTCCCAATCAGATTTGGAGATCAACTTTCATGATCCTCCTTTTCTTTGGTGTGATCCAGAGGGTTCTAACGTTGGTGACACCGCCGACTCTGAGGCTGTTGGCCTCCGTTCCGTATCCCAAGGAGAAATCGTTGGGTATTGGATGGATAAGCTTTCGCTCAGTTCTGGCGCCGGTGTTCGTATGGGCACATTTTACGTTGACTACGTCGTGGAATTTGATACTCCAAGTCTTCAAGCTCCTGACGTCTCCGTCTCCCTTACTCGTGATGAACGGAAGATCCTTTCGGAACTTCTGCGTTCTGGTTGGCGTCCTTCGGACGAGACACCCAAACCATTGTCACCCGTCTCTTCCTCTGCCTCCACTCGTGGTCGCAAGTAGAGATGAACCATCTTTCCGATGCATTCTGCCGGCCCCGTAAGGGACCGGAGGGTTCCGACTTTTGTCGGTATAACCAACAGTGTCCTGGCTTTCCTGCCCATAAGCCTCTTCATTCAATAACCAAGGAAATGGG